AAAGCATATGGTAAAACAGTTGACTTGATCGTAACAGGTGTTTCTCATAAATTAAATAATAATGATTGGGAAACCTCTATTGAAGCTACTGTTATGCCAAAAACCGGAGAAATGGCTTTAGTAGCAATTACTGCAGAACAGGCTGCAACTACTTTATCTAATGCAACATCACAAGGCTATCCTGTCTCACCGGGTGATTTAAAACTAGTAGAAAAAGCTGGTGGGATTGCTCCTTATCTTCTTTTACCGGATGGAACAATTAAAGTTAAAACATGGCCTTCAACTCTTAGACCAGGGGATTCAGGATATAATCCTAAAGCTCGTCATTGGTTTGAACCTAACCCAGATTATCCATTAGTAAGTGTAAAAATTCCATATGCAAATGGAGAAAAATCTATTCAAGTTCATAAAGATTTAGCTTCTAAAATAGAAAAAGCAGCAAAAACTATTAAAAATAATGATCTACAAAAATATATTAAAACAGTTGATAGTGGATTTGCTCTTAGGAATGTAACTAATGGTAAAAGATTATCTAATCATGCCTTTGGATTTGCAATAGATCTTAATGTTTCTCAACCTGGATGTGGATGGGATCAAGGATTTATTTTAGCTAATACAAAAGGTAAATGCATGATAAAAACTCCAACAGGAAAAAAGAAAATGGGAAACCAAGAATTTGGTTATTGGAGAGTAGCTAGAGCTTTTGGGTTTGAAGGTATAGGATGGTACTATACTATAGATGCAATGCATTTTTCTATATATGAAGGAATTTCATCAAATATACAAGAAATCCCAAATACTTAAAAATTTTATGGCTTACTATCCTAAATCTCAAATAAAAACTAATCTATATACTAATGGAAATGAATATTCTCTTTCAACAAATAAAGGAGCATATACAGGATATTATTATAAAATATCTACTGGGAAAAAATATACTGGTAAAAATCCTAATGATAAACCTAATATTTTATTAATCCCTATTACTTTACCTAATGAAATTGACCCAAGAATCTCATTTATCGCAACTAATTTAAACAATTTAATTACTTTAAATAATATAGTAGGAAGAGATCAAGCAAAAGAATTTAATTTTGATACTTCTTTTAACCCATCCCCATCCTTAAATACCAATCCAAGATTTATCCCACTATTTAATCTTACTTTACCAACTAATCAAGATATCCAAAACGGACAATTTACAAGATATTTCTGTAAAAAAACAAATGAATTAAAATATTTAGAAATAGATAAAGAAACACACACTAAATTACAAGCTAAAGATCTACAAATAGCATGGGATTTATATGAACCTGCTTCTTTATTATGGGTTATTAAAGGAACCCAAGAAAATGTATTTAATACAAATAAATCATCTGTTTTTAAAATTGAACAAAACCAAAGATGGAATGGATTTTCTCAATACTTTAAAGAAAATTATTCAAAATATTATCAATCACAAGATATAAATGACTTATATACATCAGGAGGTGAATTTACAACTAAAAATGGACAAAATTACATTGGATTCTATCATATACATAATGGTATAACACCGATGGTGGGAAAAACTCATATAAATACCCCTCACGATGTTTTACTCCCAACTAAAAAACCTCAACTTACATCCCAAACCACTAGCAGCATGATGTTACCAACTTCTCCAACAATCCCTAGTGGAGGAGGAAACTACTCTGGAGGAGGAAGTTCTATGGGTGGAGGAGGAAGTTACTAATTTAAACTTGGAATTGTAAAATATAGTTTGTATCTTTAAAGCATGTACTGGCTTATAGAAGATATTGAACATATAGAAACAATTTGTCGCACTAAGCATCAAGTAGCTTATATCGATATAATCCCATGTTCACATACACTTCACCCTGTTGAAAACAGTGTATGTGCTATTTATCTTCGTTTTGAAAACGACAATAAAGGATATATTATTTCGGTAAACCATAGCGAAACAATAAACTTTGATTTAGAGACAGTAGAGAGAGTATTAAATAGTATAGAAAAAATTAATGTAAGAGATAAAAAGGAATTTTTACATTATTTCTGTCTCAAGCATGTTTACCAACCACCCCCTACCCCTCATCCGTATATACCTCAATTAACACCTGCTCATAACCATATTTACAATAAGCATTTAAATATACAGGATTTAAACACAATAGTGCCGATTGTAAAACACTATGAAGTATGTGAACAAAACTATTTAAACTTTAAAGAAGATGTAAACCCGTTTTACAATAAAGCAGCAACCGTGTTTGCTCAACTCGAGCAAGCGGGTATAAAAATAGACCAAACTAAATTCGAGCAGTACTTCAATAAAGAGGTAAACGAGTTTATATACACGCAATATAACCTAAACACACTAACAACAAGACCCTCCAACGCATTTGGAGGAATTAATTTTTCAGCTTTAAATAAAGACAATGGAGAAAGAGAATGTTTTATACCGCGCAATGACCTTTTTATTGAAATGGACATTAGTGCTTATCACCCTAGTATTATTGCCAATTTACTTAATTACACTTTTGATAGTAGTGATGTCCATGGCTCTTTTGCTAAAATGTATGGAGTGGATTACGCCAAAGCAAAAGAAATCACGTTTAAACAAATTTATGGAGGAGTTTGGAAAGAATATCAAGAACTCCCATTTTTTAAGAAAGTAATAGCATATACTGATGATTTATGGGATACATTTAATTATGGAGGATACATTGAATGCCCAATTTCAAAGCATAAATTTGTAAAAAGTGAAATGGAAAACATGAATCCACAAAAACTTTTAAATTACTTACTTCAAAATTTGGAAACCGCAAATAATATTTGTATACTATATGAAATATTTAAAATATTACGAGGGAAAAATACTAAACTCGTATTATATGTTTACGATTCATTTTTATTTGATTTTGATGAAAATGAAAAAGACGTAATAGAACAAATATCTAAGATAATAAATGGTAAAAATTTTCAATTTAAAATTAAAACCGGCACAAACTACAACAATATAAAATAAGTTATGTACAATATTCTTGAACAACCCATCAATATGTATGATCAATATGACTACAATGTCACATTTGATTCATTACTTATGAACAATAGGTTGTTTTGCACTTTTTCCCCATTAGATGATTTAGATTCATTAATAAGTGGACTTACATCACGTTATACAATAATGTATAACAAAATGTTTGTGTTGCATATTAAAAGCAACAATGAGTATGTTGTAACATATAATGTAGATCAAGGAAATATAAACGACATTCCAGACAATACAATTTTAGTACATAGAAAAAAAGATTCCAACACACTCTATACAATTAATGCATTAAACGAATTAATTAAAAAATTGAATGGTGGAGCAGTTGATACAAATTACCCAGTAAATTGGCAACATTATAAAAATTGTATATTGTTGACCCAACACAATGAAATTAAGCAACTTAATACAAAGATTTTNAAGATCATTGAATTATAGTTGGCTTAGCAAATAAAGGTTATTATATTTAGTTGTAAACAATAAAAAATAGTTATATATGAATCTAGATGCAATCAAGAAGAAACTTGAATCTATGCAATCCAAACCAACAGGGGGAGGTGCAAACAATCAAACCAAGCGATTTAAACCGCAAATTGGTAAACAAACGGTACGTGTTGTTCCGTTCAAATACAACAAAGAATTTCCATTCACGGAAATGAAATTTTACTATGGAATTGGTAGTAAAAAAGTAATTGCTTCTCCTTTAAATTGGGGTGAGAAAGATCCAATTGCTGAATTTGCAAAGCAACTTCGTGGTACAAATGACAAGGAAAATTGGAGATTGGCTAAGAAATTAGACCCTAAAAACCGTATTTTTGCTCCTGTAATTGTACGTGGTGAAGAGTCAGAAGGAGTTCAAATGTGGGAATTTGGTAAAGAAATTTACGAAGCATTTTTACAAATGGCCGCAGATGAAGAAGTAGGTGATTTTACAGACATTCTAATGGGACGTGACATTAAGTTAGTTACAGTTGGACCTGATTCTACAGGAACAGCTTACAACAAAACTACAATTACACCTTCTATGAAAACATCACCATTAACTGAAGATGAAAAATCTTTAGAATTGTGGTTAGAGGATCAAGTTAATCCAAAAGAATCTTACAAAATGCTTCCATTTGATGAAATCAAAACAGCACTTGCAGAATGGTTAAATCCTGAAGAGGAAGAAGAATTTACTCCTGCTGATGGAAAATTAACAGTAGAGGAAAAACCACAATCAAATTATAGTTTAACTACAAAACCAGAATCTAAAAAATCTAAAGCAGATAATTTTGATGCTTTATTTGAAGAAGATGATGATATGCCATTTTAATTTATATTAAAATATGGCAAAAACACAACCAACTAGAAAATCGCTAACTGAAGCGGCGGATAAAGAATTAAAGTCCGCCTTTAGTTTAGACAAATTTAAAGCAAATAAAGGTTTAGCATCTAATGTTAAATTTAAAGAACAAAAGTGGATACCATTTTCACCAGCGTTACAAGAAGCTTTATCTATTCCTGGAATTCCTTTAGGCCATAATTCAATGGTTAGAGGAAAAAGCAACACAGGAAAATCTACTATGACTATTGAAGTAGCAGTTAATGCTCAAAAAATGGGAATATTACCTGTATTAATCATCACTGAGATGAAACACGATTGGAACCACTGGAAAACAATGGGGTTTGAAATCGATGATGTAGTTGATACAGATACAGGAGAAATAGTAGATCAAACAGGATTCTTTATTTACAGAGATAGAAGCTCTTTAAACTCAATTGAAGATATTGCTGCATTCATGATCGATTTATTAACTGAACAAAAGAAAGGTAATCTACCATATGATCTACTCTTTATATGGGATTCAGTTGGTTCAATCCCATGTGATATGTCCATTAATCAGGGAAAAAACAACCCAATGTGGAACGCAGGAGCTATCGCAACTCAATTCGGTAACTTTATTAATCAACAGATTGTAATGTCTCGTAAGGAAAGCTCAAAATACACGAATACTCTGTTTATTGTAAACAAAGTAGGTGTAGCACCTGCCTTAACTCCAATGTCACAACCTAGAATGACAAACAAAGGTGGAGATACATTTTATTACGATGTTTCTTTATGTTTAACATTTGGTAACGTTACAAATGCAGGTACATCAAAAATCAATGCTGTTAAAGATAAGAAAAAAGTTGAATTCGCATTACGTACTAAAATTGCTTGTGATAAAAATCACATTAATGGAATTACTACAATGGGAACTATTATATCAACAGTACATGGATTTATTAAAGATGATCCAAATGCAGTTAAAAAATATAAAGATGCACACGTTAAAGAATGGGCAGATATATTAGGACAAGGTAACTACTCAGTCCAAGAAGATACTAGTGAGTGGGATGAAAAAGTAGCTACCCCAGATTTATTTGAAACCGAAGATTAATATGAAAAAAGACCTCTTAAACCTCCTTGATACTGTGCAAGAACATGGAGAAGAATTGCCACAATCAGAACGCTACCTGCTAATAGATGGACTTAACTTATTTTTTAGAAATTTTAGTGCTATAAATGCCGTAAATTCAAATGGAGTCCATATAGGAGGTTTAGGGGGATTTTTTCGATCTTTAGGTGCTTTAATTAGAACACTCCAACCAACACAAGTTTATATGGTGTTTGATGGTGTAGGATCCTCTAACAATAGAAAAAATATTATTCCTGAATATAAATCAAATAGAAATACATCTCGAATAACTAAACACGAATTATTTGACAATTTAGAAGAAGAAGATGACTCTAAAATAAATCAAATTGTTCGCATTATTCAATACTTAAAAACATTACCTGTTAAAACAGTATCTTTACCTACAGTAGAGGCGGATGATATCATCGCATATTTAAGCAGTACATTGCCTACAAAACCCGAAGACAGAGTATTCATAGTATCTAGCGATAAAGATTACCTGCAGTTAATTAGCGATAAAGTTATAGTCTACAGACCAATTGAAAAAGAATATTACACTACAGATACAGTAAAAGAAAAATTCAACATTACCCCCCATAATTTTTTACTTTACAAGTTACTAATGGGAGATAGTTCAGATGGTGTAACAGGTATTAAAGGATTAGGGGCAAAAGGTTTATTTAAACGATTCCCTGAACTTACTACTCAAGATTTATCCTTTGATGATTTAATAAACTTAGCTGAAACTAAATTAAAAGAGCATATTATATATGCAAGAGTATTACATAACATACCACTATTAGAAGACAAATATAGGGTAATGGATTTATCAAATCCTATGATGGATGATAAAGATAAAATGTTTATTGATAAATTTGTAGAAAATACACCATTAAATTTTCTTCCTGATACATTTGTTGAAATGTGCAATGAAGATCAAATTGGGAACCTAATAAGAAATACAGATTATTGGGTTCGTGATATTTTTAAAGATTTGTTGGAAAACCAACAATAAGTTATTACATTTAAATAAAAGTTATAAAATGACACTTCAATCAATTGATGAATACGGTCCCTCGTTTCAAATGAAAGTTATATCTTCTTTATTAACACATAAAGAATTTTTACAAAACATAAATGATGTACTAAGCGATGAATATTTTTCTAACCCTGCACATAAATGGGTTATAAATCAAATCATACAATATTACGAAAGTTATCACACTACCATTTCAATGGATATTTTAAAAGTTGAAATGAAAAAGTTAGATAACGAGGTACTTAAAGTATCTGTTAAAGAGCAATTACGTGAAGCATATAGAGCAGATTTAGAAGATTTAGAGTATGTTCAACTTGAATTCTCAACATTTTGCAAAAATCAACAACTAAAAAAAGCACTACTAAATAGTGTAGATTTACTTAAAGCTGGAGATTACGATTCAATTAAATATATGATTGAATCAGCAATGAAAGCTGGACAAGATAAAAACATAGGCCACGAATACAGAAAAGATACTGAATCACGTTACCGTGAAGATCATAGAACAACAGTTCCAACTCCTTGGCCCGCTATTAATGAATTAATTCAAGGTGGATTAGGAAACGGAGATTTAGGTTTATTTTTTGGTAGTCCTGGTGGAGGAAAATCATGGACATTAGTTGCTTTAGGTGGATTTGCTGTTAAAATGGGATACAATGTTATTCACTATACTTTAGAATTAAGTGAATCCTATACAGGACGAAGATACGATGCATTTTTTACAGGCTTACCAGTAGATTCTTTAGACAAAAATAAAGATCAAGTAAATAGTATGATGTCTGATCTAAAAGGTGAATTGATAATTAAGGAGTATCCTATGGGAAAAACTACAATAAACACTATAGAATCTCACATACAAAAAGTAAAAGATTTAGGGATTGAACCTGATATTATCCTTATAGATTATATTGATCTTCTTTCAACAAGAAAAAGAAATGTTGATCGTAAGGGAGAAATAGACGATATTTATACTAGTACCAAAGGATTAGCTAGAGAGCTTAATTTACCAATTTGGTCAGTTTCCCAAGTAAATCGCGCGGGAGCTAAAGATGATGTTATTGAAGGTGATAAAGCCGCAGGTAGTTACGATAAAATGATGATTACCGATTTATCAATTTCATTATCAAGAAAAAAAGAAGATAAAGTTAATGGAACCGGAAGATTCCATATCATGAAAAATAGATATGGGATGGATGGATTAACTTTCCAAGTAGATGTTAACACATCAAATGGCCACATTATTATTGGAGACCATTACGATGAAGAAGCAGATACAGTTGCACCAAGAAAGTCATTAAATGGTAATTTTGATGATTTAGATAGACAAATGTTAAGTAATAAATTTTTTGAATTAAACACATGATAACAGAACCAAGACACTTTTACAAACCATTTGAATATCAAATTGCGTTTGATTTCTTTAAAGATCAACATCGAGTACACTGGCTAGCAGATGAAGTACCTTTATCTTCAGATTTGAATGACTGGAAACTTAAATTAAGCGAATCAGAAAAAAACTTAATTGGAAATATTTTAAAATCATTTACTCAAACCGAAGTACATGTTAACGATTATTGGTCCACAAAAGTATCAATGTGGTTTCCAAAACCTGAAATACAAGCTATGGCTCGTGTGTTTGCTGATTTTGAATCAATACATGCTGAAGCATATGCACGCTTAAATGAAGAATTAGGTTTAGATAATTTTGCAGCTTTTATGGAAGATGAAGAAGCTAAAGCAAAAATTGATCGTTTAATCGAAACTCCTGGAGAAACATTAAGTGAAAAAGCTCTTTCATTAGCTATATTTTCTGCATTTACTGAAGGTGTAAATTTATTTTCTTCGTTTGCTATTTTAATGTCTTTTCAATTACGAAACATGATGAAAGGAACAGGCCAAATTGTAGAATATAGTGTTAGGGATGAATCCTTACATTCAAAAGCAGGATGCTGGTTATTTAGAACATTAATGGAGGAAAATCCACATTTAGCTACAAAAGAATTTGAAGACCAAATTTCAATAGCTTGTGATATATCAGTACAATTAGAATTTGATTTTATTGACAAAGCATTTGAAATGGGTGAAGTTGAAGGTTTAAATAAAGACCAATTAAAAAACTTTATTAAGGAACGTGCCAACCAAAAATTAATTGAATTAGGTTATAATCCTTTATACAACGATATCGATCCAAATTTATTAAAACAAATGGAATGGTTCGGACATTTAACAAGTGGTAAAACACACCAAGATTTCTTCGCAGGAAGAGTAACAGATTATTCAAAATCAACCGCTGACTGGAGCGATTTATAAAAACAACACATGAGCAAATTAAATGTAGACACCAGTAAATGGGTGAAGGGTAAAGATTATCCTGAATGGTTAGATGAAATTGGTAAATCTATAGTTTCACAAGGATATTTACTACCGGAGGAAAATGTATTTAAAGCATTTAATCGAGTATCAAAGGCTGCCTCTCGTAGACTAAAACGTAAAGATCTCCAACCATTTTTTGCTGAAGCAATGGAAAAAAATTGGTTGTGTTTAGCATCTCCTGTTTTATCTAATTTAGGTACAGAACGTGGTATGCCAATTTCTTGCTTTGGAATTGATACAGACGATTCAATTGAGGGAATTGCATTAGCAAACTCTGAATTAATGCGTTTATCATCTCAAGGTGGTGGAGTTGGAATTGGTGTGTCTAGAATTAGAGGTAGAGGTAAAGAAATTTCTGGAAATGGTGTATCTGAGGGTGTAGTTCCTTGGATCAAAATATATGACTCAACAATTTTAGCTACTAATCAAGGATCCGTTAGACGTGGTGCAGCATCAGTTAATTTACACGTGAATCATCCCGATATAGAGGAATTTTTAATGGTTCGCCGCCCTAAAGGAGATGTCAACAGACAATGCCTAAACATGCATCAATGCGTTGTTATAGATGATGATTTTATGAACAAGTTAGAAGAAAAAGAACCACGTGCTTTAAGACTATGGGGTGAAATTTTAAAAACTCGTTTAGAAACAGGTGAACCTTATTTGATGTTTGAAGATAATATAAACAATGCAAACCCTCAAGCATATAAAAACTTTAACTTGAATGTTTCAATGACAAATATTTGTTCTGAAATTGCACTTTACACAGATCCATTACATTCATTTATTTGTTGTTTATCTTCATTGAATTTAGCAAGATGGGATGAATGGAAAGACTATAAATTTGAAAATGGAATGACTTTACCTGAATTAACTTGTTGGTTTTTGGAAGGTGTATTGCAAGAATTTATAGACCGTTCTAAAAGTCTTAAATTTATGGAAAATACTCACCGTTCTGCTGTTAAAGGTAGAGCAATTGGTATTGGAGTACTTGGATGGCATACATTTTTACAAGAAAAAGGAATTCCTTTTGCAGGTTTACAAGCAAATTCATACACTCGAATAATGTCTCAATTTATTGAAGAAGAAACATTAAAAGCATCTCGAGATCAAGCAAAAGAATATGGAGAACCAGAATGGTGTAAAGGAACAGGTTTAAGACATACACATCACCAAGCAATTGCCCCAACAGTATCAAATGCAAATATTTCAGGTGGAGTTTCCCCTTCAATTGAACCAATACCCGCAAATGTATTTAATTTAAAAACAGCTAAAGGTACATTTATTAAACGTAATCCAACATTGGAGCGTTTACTTGAAAAAAAAGGATATAACATTAATAGTATTTGGGAACAAATAGCTAAAGACAAAGGATCTGTAATAGGTTTACCTGATCATATTTTATCTGCTGAAGAAAAAGAAGTATTTTTAACATTTAAAGAAATTAACCCTTACGAAATTGTTCGTCAAAATGGAATTAGACAAAAATATGTTGACCAAGCAATTTCCTTAAATTTAACATTTGATCCATCTGATTCACCAAAATACATTAGTGAGGTGCATAAATTAGCATGGAGAGAAGGTATTAAAACATTATATTATTGCAGAAGTGAAAGCATTTTAAGAGGAGACAATATCTCAAGAAATGATTCTTGCGTTAGTTGTGAAGGTTAAACATATGTATAATAAATTAATTTAAAAATCAAATTATGAAATTAACTAAAGAACAAGTATTAGGTATTGTTAGACATGCCTTAACATTTATTGGTGGTATCGTTATAGCAAGAGGTCTTGTTGATGAAACACTTGTAACAGAGTGCATTGGTGGTGCTTTAACACTAACAGGTGCTATCTGGTCTATCATTGATAAAAAAGTAGTTACTCCTGTTAAAAAAACAAAGTAATGAAAAAGATTCTTAATTGGATAACAGGATTATTTAA